GCGCGAAGGAACCCACGTTGCGACCCGGCAGAAGGACCCGCGAATGGTCGGGAAGGCGGCGGGCCGTCAGCGACGGGCCGAAAAGGCGCGGATCAGCGCGGCCTCCAGCTTGGCGGGGAAGCGACGGGCCACCATCTTGCGGGCGGCATCCTCGAAACCCAATTGCGGGCGATAGTTTGCGCGGTCAGCATATGTCACCAGCTTGACCAGTTTCTTGCCGCGCCGCTCGAACACGCCGGGGCCACGCCCCGCCGCACCCTTGGGGGTGCCGGAAAAGGTGTTCGGCTCGGCAACAGCGCGCTTGACCGCGCCGCGCGGCAGGTTGCCGAATTTGTTCAGTCGCAGCTTGGCGGGCAGGATCAGCGCGCGCCCCTCGGGGGTGCGGTCGCCGCCATCTTCCAGCTTGGACAGATAGGCCGCTTGAATGCGCCGGGCATAGACCGCCGCCACAAGGTTGCGCTTGGTCGAACGCCGAACGGCCCACGCCCGTTTCGTGAACGGGGTGGGCCGATCAAGCGCGCGATCCATGCGGGCGGTTTCCTCTTGCGCCAATTCGTCGGCCATTTCGTTCAGGGCCAGCGACGTTGCAAAGGGCAGTTGCTTGCGCCCCACGTCCGACAGATCGCGTTCAACGTCGCGCAGGTTAGAGGCAACGCTTATGCGCATGACGGAACACCTAACGGTCAGACGTGGGGACGGGCGGCAGGGTGGACAGGGTTGCGCCCGTTCGCCCGAACCGCGCGCGTCAGGATCAAGCCCCGCGCCGATTCGTCCACCATGACAATAAAGAGCCGGGGGCGGTTCTAAAAGTCAACGGGGTTATTCGGCCAGCGGGTTGCGGGTCACGGCCGCCGCCGCCGCCACGGCCGCCGCCATCGCCTTCACCTCGGCCACAACCGCCGCGTTCACGATAGGGCCGCGCTTGACGCCGAACCGTTCCAGCGCAGCCCGCACCGACAGGCCGTCAACCGTGAAGGAATGCCAGAAGCGCAACGGGCCGACCTCGACCGGCTTTCGCTTGCCGAACACCAGCACCGGGCGCGCGCTGATCGCGGCCCCCATCGCGCGCAGGAATGCGGCCTGATCCACGGCCCGCGATTGCCGCCCCTCGCGCGACGGGCCGGACGGGCCGCCACCGCCGCCACCGGACAGACGGTCGCGCGGCATTACGGCACCACCAGCGGCCACGGCCTCGAATATCGCGCTGTAGTTTTCGACCGTCCGACGCTCGGCCGCGTTCAGGTGGTCAAGGATCGGCAGGCCGCGCCGCCGTAGGATCACGTCCACGTCCAGCCCGTTGCGGATCGTCGCGGCCTCAAAGTCGGAATTCATCATCATTCGCCCATCCTTTCGGGTTCAAGGGACGCCGGGGACCGATTGCCGGGACCGGCGCAAATTCACTGTTCAAGGGGTTTTTCTTGCATGTGGCGTAAAGGGTCCCCTAAGTCCCCCAAGTCCCCTATTTGATTATCAGGTAATAATATCCCATTGTTTTCAGATACTTGGCCCGGCAATCGCCACCCCCGGACCCCGCGAAAGGCTTCCCCCGCCTATCCCCTAGCCTCCCCTAAACGCGAAATTCCGCCGCCCCCTCACTTCAAAGTCAGGTCCGCAAGGACCTGTCCTTATTCCCTTCCCTTCCCCCAAGTCCCCCGGCGGGGGATGATTTAGCAGGGGCGCGGGGAAGGCGATGAAGGGCCGGGGCGTCATGGACGGTCGCCCGGCCACGGGGCGTTCGGCAGGCATTCGGGGCATGGTAAATAGGCCAGATAGGCCCAATCCTCGGCCCCGGTGCCGCGACAGGTGGGGCAGTCAGGGCGGACGCGATCAGGGGCGGGCGCATCCTTTGACGCGGCCGGGACGTCATAGAACCCCAAATGTCGGCCCCGGCCGTGGTCCCGGGCGGGCGGCGGTGCGGGTTCGATCTGGTCGGGGATTGCGTCGTGAACGTCGCGCATTGCGGCCGTCGCCAGATCGGCCATGTCCGACAGCAGGTCGGCCGCCTCGCGCAGCGTCTTGACGGTCGGGAAGCAAAGCCCGGCCGTCACGCGCAGGGACGCCATGCGGCCGTCAAGCTGGCGGTGGACGTCGCGGACAATGCGGGCCGCCGCAGCGGTATCTTGCAGGCTCATTCTTTCATCCTTTCAGGGGAGGATTGCAGCGCAGCGCCCCCATAGGGGCGCGGGGTCAGCGGAAATCGCTTTCGTCATACCAGCCGCCGCCGCCGGTGAAGGTCGGGGACTCGGTCAGGTATCGCTGAACCAGCGGATCGTCCTGCCAGCGAAAGCCCTTGAACACCATGTTTCCTTGAACCTTGCCTTTCTCGAACCCCTTTTCCGACAGATTGTCGCGCAAGGCGGCGTCCGAGAACACGCGCGCGCCGTTATCGCGCGCCCATGCCTTGAAGGCGCGGAAGAACTCGGGGGTCGGGACGCGGTATTTCGCCGGATCCCCGATTTCGGCGCATTCGCGCAGGAACGTCCCCACCGGGTCGGCCGCTTCCATGATCCGGTCCTTTAGGGCCAGCATGGACGGGGGCGGGTCGATCCCGGGCGGGGTTCCTGATCCGACCTCGATTCGGGTGTAAAAGTCCCGGAACCCGTCCAGCATCCAGTTAAGAATTCCCGGCAATTCAGCCCTAAGCGCGGCCTCGGCCTCGATCTCCGTTTTCCGCTGTTCAGGCGGCAATTCGCGCAGGTTGACCTCCAGCGGAATGAACACCAGACGGCGGCGCGTCCCTTCATCTTCATCTTTGATTCGCGGGGTCCGGTTGAAGGAAATCACCGGAACGGCCGTTGGCCGGTAGATGAATTGCGGCATACCAAGGGCGCGCGCCGGGCGCAGGTCGCCGCCCGTCATGGACTTGATTTTCTTTGCGCTGAAAATGTCCGTCACGGCCGGTTCAGATGCGACAATCATTCGCGCGCCCGGCAAGTCCACTTCCTCGGGGGACGCCTGCCCGGCGCTTTGGTTTTGCGTCTGGAGGAACATTTCCACCTTGGCGGGTTGCGCATAGCCGCCGAATGTCCCCAGAACCTCGCCAATGATCTTTGTCAGGGTGGACTTGCCGTTGCCGCCGCCGCCGCGCAGCAAAAGCGCAACCTGCGCGACGTTCCGGCCGAACACAAGCGCGCCGAAACACCGCTGAAGGCAACGCCGGATCGCTTCATCTGGAACAATCAATTCCATGAAGGATTCCCATGCCGGGCATTCGGCCCCGGGGACAAACACGGTCCCGGCAACCTTGGTCGGGCGGCCGGTGCGATCCACCGGCTTCAGCCATCCGGCGCGCCACTTGGCGAACGGTTCCGGGTTGTCGGCCGTCCCCTCGCGCGGGCGCATGTCCTTAACCGCCTTCAGGTCAACCATGCCGTTCTGAACCACCAGAACCCACGGGTCCGCGTCCAGATCGTGGATTTCGGCGCGGACCTGCCATTCGGCCGCCTTCAGGGCCTTCACTTGCTTGTCCACGTTGCCGCATTTGATCTGATGGGCGGCCAGTTTCTTGATAAGCTCCGCGCGCAGGTCCTGCGCGACGTCCTGCAAGTCCAGATACCGCTTGCCGTTGCGCTTTTCGTGTTCGCGCCGCATGATGCGTTCCAGCGTGAAATCGTCATATTCCCGGGCCTTGACCGCCTCAATTTCCTCTTGAATCAGATCGGGCAGACGGGCGGCAATCTCGGCCGCCGCCAGCCCGCCCGACTGGAACGAAAACCGCATTCCGTCCCATACGCCCCACCCTTTGCCGGGGACGAACAGCAAGTCTTGACCATAGGCGGCCAGCAGGCGGGCGGCGTTGCCCCGATCATTCAATTCCAGATCGGCCCGTTCCGGCACCGACAGGGCAAAGCGGGCCGGGACGGCCTCCGCGAAATGGCGGCCCGCCAGTTGGTCAAGCATCGACATTCTTCAATCCTTCAGGTTGTCGGCCGTCGCCAGATCGGCAAAGTCCAGATCAAGGTCCCATCGGCCGCGCGGGACGGTCAGCAGGACGCGAAGCCCCAAGGCTTCAAGCCGCCGTTGCGCGCCTTCATACAATTCCCGGGCTTCCCGGGGGTTCTTTGACGATCCTTCCCCCAATAGCAGCACCTCCGACACGCCGGGGCGCGGGGTCCACAATTGCGCAGGATCAGAAGCCGGGCCGGTGATCGCGCCGCGCGATAGTCCGGCCTCGGCCGACCAGCCGACTTGCCCGGCCGCCAGCAGGGCCGACCAGCCCGCCAGCGTGGTTTCAATGCCCTCCCCCACGACAACCGCCGGGGTGGGCGTTGAAAGGGCGCAGGGCTGGCCCATCATTTCGCCGGTGCGGCCGATCCATTGCTTTGCGACCTTGCCGCCGGTGGCATAGCGGGCGCGGCCCTCGGCCGTTATCCATGTGCGATGCACCCCGGACAGCTTGCCACGGCCCACGGCCGCAATCATCGCCGGGCCGACATGATCGGCCGGGGCGTTGCGGTCATATCCGCCCGCCCAATGCGACAAATGCGGGGCAAGGCGCAAGGACGCCGGGACGCCGCCGATCACCGACGGGTTGACGCCGCGCGCAGCAAGATAGCGCGATAGCAGGCTATTGCCGCGCTCGGCCGTGTTCCAGATTTGCGCCGCGATCCTGAAGCCCGACTCGGCCTTGCGGGCGGCCTCGGCCTCGGCCTTGGCCTTGGCCTTGTCCCGCTGGCGGGCCAGATCGGCCTTGCGTTCCTCGGACATTTCACCGGCCACCCCGGCGTCGGCCGCCAGACGGCGAACCGCCGTTGTGAAATCGACCGACTCGGCCTCCATCACAAAATCAATGACCGTGCCGCCCTTGTGGCACCCAAAGCACTTGAAAAACCCGCCCTTTCCGGCCGGTTCGACCACATGGAAGGACGATGTTTTTTCGCCGTGGAACGGGCAAGGCCCCCACCAGTCGCCCTTGCGGGGGGCTGATTTGGACAGGTCCCAAGTCACCCCCGCCGCCTCGGCCACGTCCTTCAGGGACACGGCCGCCTTGATCCGGTCGGATTTATTCATGGAACGCCCAAGCAATAATGGACAGCGCAACGCCGACGATGGCGACGGACGCGCGAATGTCGGGCGTCCAGTCCCCCGGGTTCGCGCGCCACAGGACGAACGCGACCACGACAGACGGGGCCAGCAGCGCGGCGACAATGGCAGCAAGGCGGCCGATCATTGCGCCACCCGCTTCAGCCCGGCGTCCTTGGCAAAATCATCCACCAGATAGGAATGGCCCATGCCGCAGGAACCCGCAAAGCGCAGGATCAACAATTGCCCATCGGGTGAAATCGCCTCGACCTCGCGCGGAGTCCAGGACTCGCCCGGCGGCGGGGTCAGGACCTGCCCGACCTCGATTCCGTAATCGGATGCAACGGCCATCAGCAGACCCCCAATTCGTCGCGGCGGGCGGAAATCAGCGCCTTGGCGCGGGCAATGAACAGATGCGCGTCAAGGCGCGGTTTCAGGGCATTGGCGGCCCAGAAGGCGAACCACTTGTCCACCACCGCGCGCCATTCGTCCGGCACCACCGGGGCCGGGTCCCAATCTCCGGGAACCCCGATTGCATCGCGTTCGCAGTCAAGCGCCAAGCGGTCAATCTGATGGACCTCGGGGGCGAATTCGACCGGGACGCCGTATTTCGTGGCGATGGCGGCCCAAAGCCCGGACTCAATCGGGCCGAAATCGGACAGCAGGACCTTAACCGGGGTCACAGAATCGCCCATGACGTATTCGGGCGCGTCATGCAGCAAGGCTTGCAGCCGCGTCTTGATCGGCAAGCCCATCTGGTCGGCAATCATTTCGCTGAACAGCGAATGCCACGCGACCGAATAGAACGGCAGGTCCCGGCGCGTATGGCCGCCGAACCGGACCTTTGCGGCCAGCCCGTGGCCTATATCGGCAATGTGGATCGCGGCGGGCGCGGGCTTCAGCACGTCCAGCAGCCCGGAGCCGGTGAACACCACGCCCTTGAATTTCATGTCCATGTGACGGTCCTTCAGAACAATGACGGTTGATTGACAGCGGCCGGGGCCGGGGGCGGTGAAGGGGCGCGGGCAGCGGCGGCGCGCCGGGCGGCCATCGGGTCCCCCTCGGCGTCGGCCTTGGCCTTCCATGCCTCGGCCCGGGCCTTGCATTCGGGCTTGCCGCAAACCCAGATCGTGGTCCGCTTTTCCGGGGCCATCTTGTGCGACCCCTTGCGGGCATATCCGAATGACGGGTGGGGCGCGCCACAGTTGCGGCAGGGGCCTTTCTCGAATGGTGCCATGACAGCCCTACAGGTCGAAAAGGGACGCCTGCCCCGGCAGGGCGTCGGGTGCGGTGGCGGCGGCGGGCGACATTGCCAGCGACTCGATTCCCCGGCGAATATCGGCCTGATACTCGGGTTCGCGCTCTATCAGGTGGCAATTGACACCCTCGGACACAGCCGCCCATGCGGTCGAACCGGACCCGCCGAACGGGTCAAGGATCAGGCCGCCGCGCGGGGCCAGCAGCCGGACAAGCCAGCGCATCAGCGATTGCGGCTTGACGGTCGGGTGGGTCGATCCGCGCCGATCCTCGGCCGACGCCTTGGCCGAATAGAAGGTCCGGGCGACGGACGGCCCGCCACCGGCGACCAGCGGCAGGGCCGCCAGCACATCGGCCGAACCATCGGTGGTTATGTTCGCAGGCCAGCGGCCCGAGTCGGTTTCGTGGGCGTCCGATCCGTTGAACGCCTTGATTGACTGCGACGTGTCGCGCGCGCTGGATCCCGTGACAACCCGGCGGCCCTCGGACGGCAGGCGGGCGGCGTCAATGTTCAGCGCGCCGGTGCCGGTCGCGGTGAATTGGCGCGCCACCGATGTTTCGGCCAGCGGCTTGCGGGCAAGGACGATAGGTTCAAAAGCCGGTTTCAGCGCGGTTCCCCACCCCTGCCCCGCCGCGATCTGGTCCAGCGGCGCGCCCGCCTTTTCCAGCGCCTTTGCGACATTATGCGACTTGGGAAACCCGGTGCCGTAAATCCACGCCAGCGCGGCGCGGTCAGCATAGGCCAAGGCCCGGGCAAGCCCCTTGATCTGGTCGCCGGTCAGGCTGTCCAGAAAGTCCGCCCATGCCGGGCCGGTGGCGTAAAGGTCCAGAACCGAATCGCGGATTTCAAAGCCCGCATCCTCGATTGCGGCCGTCATGCGGTGCCACGTCCGCGAATGGTTGAAGGCGGCCAGATGCGCGCCGGGCTTCAGGACGCGCAGGACCTCGGCCCACGTCTCGGGGCGAAAAGCTATGTCGCCGCCGTCCCATTCCTTGCCCATGAACCCCCGGCTTGACCGGGCAAAATTTCCGTCCGTCCCCTCTTGTGCCGGGGCTGCATTCGATTTCCCGAATCGCCGCACGATTGACAGCAGGTGATAGGGTGGATCGGTCACAACGGCGTCATAATGATCGGCGGGCAGGCCAGCCATGACGGCCAGACAGTCGCCGGGGTGCAGGGTCGCGCCAGCGGGCGCGGGAAATGCCGAATGCAGACCCATCAGGCGCGGCCCCGGTCGGCGGTGAAGGCGGCAAGCGCAAGGGCGATATTGCGGTGCAGGATCAGGGTTGCGGCGACAGCGCGGCCGACACGTTCACGGCGGGCGACGGCCTCGACAAAGGCCATTGCATCGGGCGAAAGCGGCGTCAGGGTCGAACCAAAGGACCGGACGCCGGAATCGCGCGCGCCGCCGACATTGCGCAACAGGGCTTGCGGGGCGCGGGCCTTCAGGCTGTCCAGATCGGCCAAGTCCTGATTTTCGGCGCAAAATTCGATCACCTGCGCGATAGCCTCGCCCCAGAAGGTCAAGCCCTCGACAGCGCAAAGGGCTTGCAGCTTGGTTTCGGTGCCGGAAAAGGCGCGGACCACCAGAACCAAGGCCGAAGGGTGGCGGACAGGATCGTTCACGGGGCGAACGGGGCCGTCCAAAGCGGCCGGAACCGATTTTGCCGGTTCCGCGTTGACGCGATTCAGCGCCGCGTTGTCCAGAACAGCCGAACGCAAGACGCGATCAGCGGCGACAGTTGCCCGGGCCGCGTCCGGCGTTCCGATCAACTCTATGTTTTTCTTGTAAAAATCACCATGCAGAAGCGTCATTTTATCCTCCGTCGCTTGTGGGTGGCGGGGTGCGGTCGCCTGCCCTGAACCGTTTCTAGGATGATAGCAGCCTATCACGCTAGGAATTTATTTGCTGTTGCAGGACTTTTTTTTGACAATCTGGGGTTGCGCATAACGTGGCGCTATGGCGTCCATGTCAGCCCTTGGAACGAACAGGGGGTGCTTGGTTAAGCAATCGTAAACAAACCCTTTCCAAAGCATTAACGCATCCGAAAACACGAATGCCGGGGCCTCGGATCAGGGCGGAAAGCGGCGAATCACCACCCACGACAAGGGCCGTTCGGGGTGGCGATTCGCGCGCGGGTTGCGCCCGGAAATGACGCCGGGGCGGCGCATAAGGTGTTAATAAGTGTTAGATTCTAGTGTTACGGGTCGGAAAACACCCCGCAAGCATCTGTTTTTTTGTTGCTTTTTTTGACCCCTTGCACCTAAAAACACGAAAGGCTGCACCTAAAAACACGAAAACCTGCATTCAAAAGCACGAAAGGCGGCGACATGACCGCACCCTTGACGCTCGACAAGCACCCGCAAGCGGACCTGTTCCTTTTCGACGTGGTTTCGGCCCCCATCAAGGATTTGGTCGATACGCTGGAACACCCGTTCTATTCGCTGTCGAAAAAACCGGAAATGCAGACCCGCGTTTACCGCCACGGCGACGTCAAGATTGAAATGGTGCCGTCGCGCAAGGGCCTGCCGACGATCTATGACAAGGACCTGTTGATTTATGCCGTGTCAAAGGTGGCCGCCTCGATCCGGCACCGCCAGCCGGTCGGGCCGACAATCGAAATGCCATCGGCCGAAATCCTGCAATTCACGAATCGCGGGACGTCCGGGCGCGAATATCGCGCGCTGGAGGATGCGCTGGAACGCCTTGCCGGAACCTTGATAAAAACCACCTTGCGGGCCAAGGGCGGCGGCAAGGACGTTGCCATGTTCCACTTGGTCGAAATCGCCACCATCGGCCGCCGGGGCCGCCTTGGCGTCACGGGCTGCACCATTCGCCTGCCGGACTGGATATTTCAGGCGATTGAAGCCAACGCGATCCTGACGCTTCACCCCGATTATTTCCGCCTGCGCCGCCCGCTGGAAAAGCGGCTTTACGAACTCGGCCGCAAGCATTGCGGACAGCAACCGCGCTGGCAGATCGGGCTTGCCGCCCTTCACAACAAAGCCGGGGCGCGGGGCGCGATCCGCAATTTCCGGGGGGCGGTGAAGCGGCTGGCCGAAACCGACCACCTGCCCGATTATCACGTCACCCTTGACCCCGACGCCGATCTGGTCGCATTCAGGCCGCGCAAGGACGCCGCCGATCTGGTCATTCCGGCCACCCTGCCCCCCTTGTCGCCCCACGCCATCGCCGCCGCCAAGGCCGCCGCGCCGGGGGCCGATGTTTACGCGCTGGAATCGGAATGGCGCGCATGGGCCGGGGGCCGCATCGCCAGCGGGGACGCCGCGCCACCGGCCGACGCCGATCTGGCCTTTCTGGGGTTCATCAAGGCCCGGCGCGCGGCATGATGAAAATGCAACGAAAAATCGTGATAGCAAACTATCATGCTAGATTGCTATTTTCAGGGACTTATGCCAAAGGTCAGCTATCGGGACGGGAATCGCCCGTCTAAACACCAGCGCGCCGGGACGCAACCGGCAGAAAGAAACAGGCCATGCAGATCAGCACGACGCCGATTGTCAGAAGTCTTGCCGCCCTCGAAATGATCGCGGCCCGGGGCTACAGCCCAGAATTCGCCGCCAAGGCCCGGGGCGAGGCGCGCAGCGTTGCGCGCGGCGCGGCCCTTGCAACCGGCCTTCACGCGGGCGATTATCTCGCCTCGGCCTTGGACTGGATCGCCGCCGCGACGGACGCCGGGGCAGACCCCAAGGACTGGACGCCGCCCGCCGGGTTCGCCTCGGCCCGCCTGACCTGCCACGCCAGCAGCCGCCGGGCCGGGGCGGCGGCATGATCCTTGCGCTTGTCAGTCAAAAGGGCGGCGTCGGCAAGTCCACGCTGGCGCGGGTTCTGGCCGCCGAATTCACCGGGGCCGGGTGGCGCGTCAAGATAGGCGATCTGGACCCCGCGCAGGGGACCAGCACGAAATGGGCCTTGCGTCGGGACGAAATGGGGACCGACCCCGAAATTCAGGTCCAGAAATACCGTGACGCGGGAAAGGCGGTGAAGGACGCGGAGGGGTGGGACCTGATGATTCTGGACGGCCCCGCCCACGCCGAACGGTCCGGGCTTGTCATGGCCCGGGCGGCCGACCTTGTTCTGGTCCCCACCGGCTATTCGGTGGACGATCTGGACCCGCAAATTCGGGTCGCGTTCGATCTGGAAAGCGCCGGGGTGGACCCCGACCGGATCAAGCTGGCATTCTGCCGGGTGAACGGGTCCGCCAAGGCCGACCAGTCGGCCCGCGATTTCGTCCAGCGGGCCGGGCTGAAGGCCCTTCAGGGGGCCATTCGTGAACTGCCGTGCATTCGTCTGGCCCATGCGGCGGGCAGGACGGCGGCGGAAACCGGCCACAAGGCCGTTGACGCCGAATCAAAGGCTTTGGCCGCCGAAGTGTCCCGGATATTGACGCGGGATAACACGAAAGGAATTGACCAATGACCGCGAAGAAACAGGGGCTTGACGCCATTGCGCCGCCACCCCGCCCACGCGAAGGGGCCGCGCCCTCGGCCGCCTTCAGCGCCCCGGCCGACAGCGCAAAGGCGCAATTCAATGTCAGGATCGCGCAGGAAAAGGCCGTTTACGCCCGCGTCTTGGCCGCCAAGACAGGCCGACCGCTTCACGAAATCGTGGAGGAAGCAATCGCGCTTCTGGCCGATAAATACGGGGACGCATAGGGGCTTGACTGATAGCATGATAGCGCGCTATCAACGCTTATCGACAGCGACTCGCCGCGAAAGGGCCACGCCATGAACAAGCCGTTTGAACAGTCCGCCACCGAAATCAGGGCCGCCATTGCCGCCAAGGCCGCGCACCCCGGTTCACTGGTCGGCCTCGCGCAAAACCGCATCATGCGGTTGCGCGAATGGTCCCCGGGCGATCTGCGCGACCGGCTGACCGCTGAAGCTGTCGCCGTTCTGGATGAAGGCAAGGCCCTTTGCGCGGAACTCCATGCAGCGAACGCGGCCCGCTAAGGGCCGCCACAACCACGAAAGGACAGCGCCATGAATGACAGCTATACGAAAGCCGAATGCGGTTGCCCCGGCGGATGGCGCAAGCCCTCGCGCACCGAAAACCTGATCCTGAACGCCGTGGGCATTGGCGGGGGTGTGGCGTTCGTCGCGCTGAAGGTGTGGGCCATCGCGCAAGCGTTCGGGTGGGCGTGATGGACTGGAACAAGGCATTTGAAGAACAGGCCGCCAAGGCAAGGGCAACGGACACCCCGGAACAGCGCCGCCGGATCGCGGAAAAGTCGGCGGCCGAATTTGAACGGGGCGTTCGCCTCGGGTGGCACGACAAGGACGGCAACCCGATCCCGCAACCCGACGATTCCGACGATGAAGGGGCGGACGAATGAAGCGCCCCGGATACCGTGAGGCCGTCCAATGGGTCGCCCTGAACGATGATTGCGAATGGCTGAACGATGGCGACAATTGGGGGCCGATTATTTCCGTCACCGCCGCCTTGGTCCGCGATCTTTTCGACGTGGACGAACAGAAGCTGTTCACCGATCTGCGCCGGGAAGTCGCCAAGGCCGACGAACGCCGGGCGGCCGAACGCAAGGCGCGCGGCAGCTTCAAGGACCACATTCTGGGGCAGGGGCAGCAATGACCGATGCGGACACGATCCGGCGCGTTTGGGGCAAGGCCCCGCCTTGGGATTTCAACCAGTTTCCGGTCCTGCGCCTGTCCGGCCCCGCCGACCTCGGGGCGGCCCATATCCGGTTCGGGGACGCGCCAATCAGCCCCGTTGTGCCGGTGATTGAATTCAGGCAGGAACGGGGGGCGCAGCCGGACGGGCTGGAATTCTGGCGCATCATCGGCCGGTTTCACGACACGGAAATTTGCGTGGCGCAACGGCCCTGCGATTTCGATTGACTGATAGCATGATAGCAAGCTATCAAGGCTTATCGAAAGCGAATCGCCATGAAAGGGCCGCGCCATGAACGCCGAATTCAAGAACGCAACCTTTACTGAAGTCTTGAACCCGAATAACTACAGCCTGACCGTCACCCGCAAAGAAACCAGAACCGGCAAGGTTTCATTCGCCCATGTCGTGACCTTCAAGGGTGAAGTGTTCGACACCCGGACCAGCGCCCGCGAATATCGCGCCTATGTCCTGAATATCGAAGTCGGCCAGCTTGTCGCAAGCCTGCGCGACGGTGCGGAATATCAGCGCAAGTCGGCCGCCAGATACAGGGCCGACGCGGCGAACGGGGGCGTTGATTACCACTCGGGCCGCCACACCCCCGAACAATTCACGGCATGGGCCGAAAGCGCAGAAGAAAACGCGGCCAGCTACGCCGAACAGGCCGACACGCTGGAGGCCAAAGGCCCCGAATTCAACTGGTCACTGAAGGATCAAGGGACCGGATACACCACGAACCCCGCCAAGGCCCGGGGCGTGGTGGTCCGGGCCTGAACCCGCCCGCCAGAACGGCCAAAAGCCCCGCCCGGGATAAACCGGGCGGGGCCTTCTCTTGTCAGTCGAACGCGGACGGGGCCACGCGGCCCCACAGGGCGCGCAGGGCGGGCCAGAAGCCCGGGGCCGGGGGTTCCGGCTGTCGGCGGCCCAGAAACACCTCCACAGCTTCCAGCACGTCACGGGCGCATTCCTCGGGGGTGCCGCTGTTTTCCACGATCAGGTCCGGGGCCACGCCCGCCTCCGACGCATGGCTGGCGGCCAGATCACCGGCGCGGTCGGTCAGTTGCACCACCACGCCGCCAAGGGTGCGGATGGCCTCGGCCTCATTCTCGAACCGGACGCTATCGTTCAGGACGCCCCGGCCTTCATCCAGCAGCCGTTCCGCCTGACGCCGCCACAGGTCCACCCACAGGTCCGGGCCGATCAACTGGCGGCCCCATTCGGTGCCAAGCGTTTGCATGGCGTGGGTGGGCGTCACGCCGCCCAGAACCGGGTCAGGCTTGCGCTTCAGGTCGCCGTCAATCCGGCGGCCGATTTCGCGGCTATCCAGCCCGGCCGCGCCATACAGGGCCGCCAGCATCCGTTTAAACGGCGCGGCCGTGTGGACGATTTCAGCGGTCGGAACCAGAAAGCCGTCCGGGTCGGTTTCACAGTCAGACAGGGCGACAATCGCCCGGGCGATTGTGGACTTGCCGACGCCGCCCGGGCCGGTCAGGCCAATGACCAAGGGCGGGGAAGGGACGCGCGCCGCGATCAGGCGCAGGGGCGCGATAGGGTCGCCGCCGGTGGCGTAATCGACGGCCGGGGCGGCGGTGGCGAACTCGGCAGGGCGAGGCATGAAGGACATGGAATTTCTCCGCGCGCCATCACTCGCGATAATGGGGCATTATCGCAAGGGACGGCCGCTTTCAGGGGTTGTCGCGGTAATCGGCAGAATGCCCGCCTTGTGCGGACAAGGCGGGCAGGGGACCGATTCAGAACGGGATTTCATCATCAATCGGGGGCGGGGCCGAATAGCCGCCAGACCCGCCGCCGGTGCCGGACTGGCCGCCGCCGGAACTGCCACCAGACCGGCCGCCACCGCCGCCGCCCTGACGATCCAGAAAGCCGATTTCGCCGCCGTAGGGGGCCACCACGATTTCGGTTGTGTAGCGATCGGTCCCGTTCTGATCCTGCCATTTTCGGGTCCGCAAGCGCCCCTCAATTCGGACATAGGAACCTTTTTTCAGATAGCGTTCCACGTTGTTGACAAGGGCCTCATTGGTCACAGCGACCGAATGCCATTCGGTTTCTTCCTGCACCTCGCCCGTGTTCTTGGACTTCCACCGGCGGGTGGTGGCAATGCGCAGGTTCGCCACCTTGCCGCCGTTCTGGAATGTCCGAATCTCGGGGTCCTGCCCCAAGCATCCGATAAGATACGACTTGTTTTCGTAATACATAGACAGTCCTTCAGGGTTCGGCGCGCCACTTTCCGGCGCGCAGGGTGACAATGGCGCGCTTGCCATTGGCATAAGTCAGGATGGCCGAATGCGACCACGACGAAGGGCCGCGATTATAGCCCATATCAAGGTCCGAGAATGTCCCGGACTGGTAGCAGCCTTGCGAAATCGCGGCGGCGTGGGAATGGCCGACATTGGCCTTTTCCCCGGTGCGGGCGATGTTCGCAGCGGATCCCCGCGCGCCGTTCGGGCCAAGGTCGCCATGTTGATCGTGGCGGACGCCCGCGATCAACAGCTTGCCGTCCCGGGCAAGGAAATTGACACCACCCTCCAGCCCGGCGCGGTCAAGCGCCCATGCCAGAAGGTCAAAGCCCCGGTCCCTGCGCCGGATCGCCTCGACCTTGGCCGACGCGGCCGACAGGTAAAAGGCGGCGTTCAGCGGGTCGCGCTTGAAGTCCGAAACCTCTATCCACTTTTCAAGGTGTTCATCATGGTTCGACTTCACCACCCACGATTGCGACCAAGGCCGCAGCGTGGCGTTCAGGATCGCGGCCGTTTCCCGGATTTCATCCTCCACCCCGTCCGCATGGCCGTAATGGATCGCCAGCGAGTCAAAGAACCCGTTGTGATGCGACCGGGAACCGAAATTCAGCACGTCATGGAGTATCTGATGGCGCGGCTTCAGCACGTCCACCAGCCCGCCGGGACCCCAGACGGCGGCCAGAACCGCCCGGTCAACCCGGGTGCCGTGAATGTCGCCGGGCGTGAACACCTCGACCGGATGGCCGGGCGTCACCGCGCCCGCGTCCACCTTCAGGTCAAGGTCATAGATCACCCCGGCGTCGGTGGCGTTGATCTGCCGGGCGAACCAGTCCCCGGCCCCGTCCACCTCGACCAGAAGCGCGCCGAAAGCGTGGTGGAACTCGGCCTTTAAGCCCGCCTTGCGCTTGATGTAGCGTTTCAGCGTCACCGCGCCGGTGGTGTAATTCGCCTTGTGCGGGGTGCCGGGGGCGGTTGCCACCGATTTCAGCGCAATCTGGGGATGCGGGAACACGCAAGACGCGGCCCCGGTGAAGCTGTCCAGACCGGACAACGGGGACGTGGCCGTGGGGATGATATTCATATCCCCGGCCCAGATCAGCGTCGGGCAGATTTCCACCCGTTCGTCGGCCAGATAGGGTTCCACCTCGGCCGCATACCAAAGCGAATCGTCAGCGGCGCGGCCGTCCTTTTCTTGGCTCACCTGCGCGTCATTGTGATTGTATCGAACCCGGGACACCATCAACTCCGCGCCGAAATGGTCGCGCAGGGCCAGCAGGTTGCGCCAGAATTCAGCGTGAACTTTCGTGTTCGACTGCGCGCAGGTCAGCAGATAGCGGCGGACCCGGCCGGGCGCGGCCTCGATACGGCGGGGAATGGAGGCCATGACCTCGCCGTGGGCCGAAATCCCCCACATATCGGCCTTGCGGATGCGGCGTTGCAGCTTGGCGCGCGTCACCCCAAGGGTGCGGGCCGTGGCCGACACGTTGCCGCCGTGTTCATGCAGCGCCAGCACCGCCGCGCGGGCCTCGGCCGGGGTGATTTCGGCCGGGCGATGTTCAATCGCGGTCATTGCATTCACGGCAGGCCCCTTTCCCCTTCAGGCGGCGGGTGACGGGCTGAATTGCCCACGCAACGAACCGAACAAGCATGATTGCCGACGCGATCAGCGCCAGCACGTCCGGGGTTGTCAGGAACACAAGCGCGCCGTGAAACTCGAACTCCACCAGTGGCGCGGTGAACAGCGGCAGCGGGGCGGGGTGCGGGGCAACCCACGCCGACGCGGCTTGATGGGTCGCGACCGGGGCGGCCGTCGCGGACGCCAGAAACAGGTCAAATTTCGGAAACTGCGCGCGGTGGTTCATCATGTCCCCCACGATCAGGAAAAGCGCCGCCAGCAGCGGCAGGGCCAAGGCAAGAACGCCCATTGTGGAAACCTCATGTCAGAACGTCGCAAGGACGGACATTTCAACGGTGGCGCGCGCCAGCCGCCGTTCGCCTTTCGCAAGGTCAACGTCCATCGCCGCGCCGGTGATAAAGTCGATTGCAGCCGCAAGGGCCGGGTCGGATCGCAGGGCGGCGCGGATCGCCTCGCCCTTGACCGACGCTAAGGCGCGGCCGTTCTGCGCGGGGCCGTATTCGGTGAACACCTCGACCCCGATTGTCAGTTGCACCTCCTCTTGCGCGGACCCCATTGCGGCCGGAACCGCGCCGTCGCGTGTCACGGTCACGGCAAAGGCGTCCAGCTTGTCGGGGCGGATATTGGCCGGATCGTCCGACCAGTCCCTGCCGCCGGGCAGGGCGGCGGCGACAGCCGCGCGCGCAGCCGTCAGAATTGCGGATTCGCTCATGCGGACCCCCTTGTGATGAAAGGCCCCGCCGGGCGTCTGGCCGGGCGGGGCGGTGAATGGTCGGGGCGTCAGGCGATTTGCAGCCAGATCGCCGGGCAGTTGCCCGCCGCCGCCTCGGCCGGGTTCCAGCCCCAAGTCACCGGCGCGGCGTTCGCCCACGCGATATTGCGGCGATAGACGCCCATCGCCTGAACCACGAGCGAGTTTGCGGGCAGGTTCGGGGTGGTGTAGGGTTGCCACGCCGAAATCGTCGCGGTCGAACTATGGCGGACCCCGAAAAAGTATGTCCGGCCTTCATGCAGGGTCAAGGAAACCGTGGCAACTTTCGCGCCCACGGTCGAAAGGTCCAGATCGCCGGTTTCCGTCAGGCGGCCAGCGGGTCGGCCGTTCGCATCAACCGCATAGACCACGATTTTTGCCAATGCCCCGGCAACCGCCGTGGTCACGTTCAGGCCAAGGCCGTTTATGACCACATCACCGCGCGCGACCCACGGATAAATTTCCGTCCGGGTCGCGGCACCGGCAACCGTGGTGGTGGTGGCTCCGACGCCGGAATCGGTGCGAATGAACTGCCCCGAATTCGGGGTGGTAAAGGGCACCATCGCGCCGCCGACAACCCGCGTATTGCCGCCCGAAACCATGCGGATTTGCCCGGTGGTGGTATTGTGCCACATGGACCCATCCGGCAGGCCGACAGGATCGGTTGCCGCGCCCTGAATCGTCACCGGCGCGTTGATATTGACCACGCCGTCAGCACCGGCCGCACTCGGGCCGATGTTAACCGTTGTCGTGGACCCGGACGCGCCGCCGGTGCCAATATTGACCGTCTTGGACGCGCCCGACACCGTGGCCCCCGACCCGACGCCATAGGTCGCGGCGGTGGTCGCATTGCCGAACGTCGCCGTTGCCGCCGACACGGTAAAGGTGCCGCTGAAGGTCTTGGACCCGGTGAACGTCTGCGACCCGGCCAGAATGGCGATTTCGCTGGACGTGTTCGGCAGGGTGAAGGCGCGGACCTGCCCGGCGGTGATCCCTGACAGGACGAACTGCGCGCCCTTGGTCGGGTCCGTCTGGTCGCGCAAGATCGCATCGGCCAGAATGCCCCGCGGCAACCGAACCACACCATCAGAACCGCGCGCCACCAGCGATTCAAGGAACGTGCCGCCGTCAGGCGACATTTTCAGGGTGAAATCATCCGACCCCAGAAGCCCCAGCAGCGCGCGGGATGCGAATGCCGTCTTGAAGGTGAAAGATGCGTCATTGCCCGGCGCGTTCTTATTGAACGTCGCGTCAATGCTGGCCCCGGAATTGAACAGCATGTTCGTTCCGTAGAAGGCGAATTTATTGGTCGCGTCCGGGGACGCGCCACCCACGCCCAATTCATCGAACGAGGCCGACCCGCTGCCACCGCCGCCAGAAAAGGCCGTCCATTCGGTGCCGTCATAGATCAGTAATTCTCCGGTGGCGATGTTCCACGCCGACCAGCCCGGGCCGGGGGTGTAAAAGGTCCAAGCACCAGCGGACCAGACCGCCACCATTCCGGCGTTGCCCGCCCACGCGCCCGTCGCGCCGGTCGGCACGATGTAGCGCGCGCCATTGGACGGGGAAGCGGGCGGGGCGGTGATCGCGGCGGACAGGACCGCAAGCTGAACCATCGCGTCAAGACGGACCAGCGATTCGTTGTGGGTGACGTGCTTTTGTGCCTGCGATGCCGCAATGATCGGCAGCCCCAGATTCGGGGTGATCGCCATAAGCGCCTCCATCGGCTGAATTTCAGGGAAAAAAGGGGGGGGAGGCAAGGATCAAGCCTGATATTCAAGAGCCGGTGACGGTTCTAAAAGTCAAGCCTGATCCTGCCGTGATAGCGCGATAGCGCGCTAGAAGGCGACCGCGACAGTCGCCCACGATCCCGGGCCATAGGTTTCCGACACCTGCGCGACCCGGACGGGCAGGGTTCCCGACAGCCCGGACACGTCCAGACTGGCGGTTCGGGTGGTGACGTCCGCCGACATGACCGGCGCGCCCTCGGGGCCAATCTCGACCCGGTAACGCTCGGACGCCTCGGCCAGCGGAACGTCGCCGCTGTCGCGCCATGCGTCCCCGTCAACCCGGGTGCGACGAACCCATGAAAGCGACAGGTCGGAACCCGACAGGCTGGCGCGCAGATGGGCGGGCGCATAGGGCCGCTGGCCGATCCCTGCGAATGTATGGGACAGGCCCGCAACCCCGGCAGGATCGCGCCCGGCAGGAACCGAACGGAACCAGAAGGGGCGGCCCACGTCCCCGGCCTGCATGGCGACGGGCAGAACGCCCGCGTCCAGCAGGACCACGCGCGCACCGGCGGGCAGGGGCGTTTCCGCCCGAACCCATTCCGTCCCCGCCTGACCGCGCAAAAGCCCGGTCAAGCGCCACGATTGCGGGCCGACCAGAACCGCGTCCCGGAACTGGACAACCTCCCATTGCCCGGGGGCATGTTCGATTGCCAGCGCGTTCTGGCCCGCAAGCACGTCCACAGGATCGCGCGGAATCAGGTCGGTTCCGCTGAACAGCGCCACCCCCAGAACCTCGCCCGACCATATGTCGGTGACGCCGGGCGGCAGGGGCGCGGTGGTCAAGCCGACCGTCCCCGGCAAGCCGGATCGCAGGTTGATGGCGTAACCCGTGGCCTGATCCTGCGACCGGAACAGGTCGGCACCACCCGGCCAAGGATCGGACTGGAACGCGACAAGGCCCTGATGATCCTCCATGTCCAGACCCGGCAAAAGCGGAAGGTCCAGAAGATGCGCAAGAACCACCTCGGACGGGGGCGCAATGATCCCCGGCGACGGCCGGGCAGGGCCGCCCACCGCACCGAACGCCGCGCCCGAATACAGGCTGGCGCGAACCTTGCGGTCAGCGCCCCGGGTGACGTCTAGGGCGATGAAGCGGACGGGGCCGCCATTTCGGGGCGTCAGGGTGAACACCTGCCCGGGTTCCAGCGGTGACGATGGGGGCAGGGCGAATTCCACCATTTCCCGTTCGTCGGCCGCCGCGCGCAGGATCATTTCAGCAACGGCCGTCATGCGCGGCAGGTCGGACACAAGCGCCAAGTCGGCCTCCGTTTCCGCCTCGCCCGGCCGTTCCCGGATCGTCGCCCGGGCCGCCGCCCGTTCGTAATCCTTGCCCCAATCCGAATAACGGACAACGGCCGAACGCGGCGTTTCCTCTAGGGCCGTCCGCGTGATCGTGTAAAGCGCAGCATCGCCGGACTCCACCAGATCGTCGGGGACATAGGCCGCAACCGGAATTGCCGCCGCCCGGGACGCGACCTTGAAAATCCCGCCATATTCGGACGCATCAAGCCGCAAGGCGGTTTCCCAAGTCGCCAGCATGTCGCGGAACGGCAGCGGGCCGGGCAGAATTGCCCCGTCCGCCTGACCGAAACAGCGCGTCAGGTCCATGTCCGCGTCCGTCATGCCATAGAACCGCTTCAGCCGCCGTTCCACGGCCTCGGCCGCCGGGATAGACCCAAGACGGCCATTCAGCCAATGGCCCCGGTCCCAATTCGGCCCATCAGACCACGCGCTGGCATGGCGCGGGAATTCCGGCCACGGCCGGGCGTCCCATGTCCAAACCAGCATATTCGCCGGGTCCAGCATCGCGCCGCCATTCTCGGCCCACCATTCCAGCATGGCGCGCAGATATTGCCGTTGAACGAAATCGTCCCGCGCACCATTGGAATAATGCGGCAAGGCGGCCTCCGACGAAAGCGCGTCAAAGAACACGTTCGGCTGATTTGGTCCAAGATGGACGGCCGGGCAACCGTATTCGGTGAACCAGACCGGCTTGGAACCCGGAGTCCAGGACGTTTTCGCGCCCGCCCGGATCCCGCCGGGCCGGTTGTGGTGATTGCTGGACCACCAGTCGCGGATTGCCTTCTGGCGGAACACCCAATGTTCACCATAGCCCAGATCGGAAATCGGGGTGCGAATCTGCCGGTCGCGGTCAGCTTGGGACGCATAGTAATAATCCCAATATTCGCCGCCCTCGATCTGGCCTTTCAGATAGTCCAGACAATAGGGCGACGTCACGCCGGTTTCGGGGTCATAGTCGGCATGATCGGCCCCGGGCCGCCAGTCCGACAAAGGCAGGTAGTTATCAATCCCCACGAAATCGACCGAAGGCGAAGCCCACAGCGAATCAAGGTGGAAATAGACCTGCCCGCCGTCGCGGTGCGAATGATATTCGGACCAGTCGGCGGCATAGGACACGGCCGCGCCGGGCAACATGCCCTTGACGTCCGCCGCCAGCGTCACCAGCGAATTGACGAACGGATAAACCCCGGCCGTGTCGGTGGCCGTGGTCAGGTCCACCAATTCCGACCCGATCAGAAAGGCGTCCACGCCGCCCGCGTTGCGCGCCAGCGCGGCAAGATGCAGGATAAACCGGCGATAGGACCATTCGGCCGGGCCGGAATAGGTGGGAACGCCGGACCCGGCGGTGAAGTGACCGGGCGAGGCCGTCCCGACAAGCGCCGAAATCTGCGAAGCGACAGAACCGCCGCCCGTGGCGGGGCCGATCCGGCCGCGCCACGGGAACACCGGCTGGCCCGTGCCACCTTCACGCCGGGGCAGGGTGTTCCCGCCGGGAATGTCCATCATAATGAAGGGATAAAGGACCACGCGCAGGCCGCGCGCCTTCAGGTCGGCAATCGCCTCCATGACCGACTGATCGTCAGGCGACGATCCGAACGCGGGCTTTCCGTCCACATGGGACACAAGCCCGGCCGTGTCGCGGGTCAGGCCCCCGGCCGTCCACGGGCGGGACGTGTCCTTTTCCTTGATTTCGACCCGGGGCGCGATCTGGCAATGACCGGCGCGCAGATCGGACCCGAACCACGACACGACAAGCGCAACCGTGTTGCAGGCGGGCAAAGTGTCCTGCATGAAGTCAAGGGACGCCTTCCAGTCGGTGGTTTTCGCGTCCCGGACGGCGTTTTCTCGGCGCGACGTTCCGCTTTTCTGCGCGTCTCGCCACGCCGCCAGAAAGGCCGCGTCCATCGGGGACCCATCAATGGTTGTCGGCGGGGACCCGGCCGTGGACGTGATGATTTCGGTTGAATAGCCGAATTCCGTTGACGCCGGAATCAGATCGACGCCTTGGACCATATCCTCCACATGCCCGGACGGCCCCCAGACCTCGAACATAAGCGACGGAATGCGCCGGCCGAAATCGGCAACCGGCATCCGCTCAAACACGACATAGGAAATCCCGCGATAGGCCGGGGCGAACCCGTCCTTTTCGACCATAAGCCGGTCGGGGACTTGGGTTTCGGTGCCGTGATAGAACCGGATATTCAATTCGGACGTGTCCAGCGGCTTGCCGTCAGCCCAGATGCGGCCGAAATGGCGAACCGGGCCGGTGGTGCAATCGGTCAGGGCCACCGCGAAATTGGCGAAATAACTGTATTCGGTCGACTCGACCTTGCCACCGCCGCCCTTGCCACCTTTCTTGCTTGTCTTTTTGACCTCCTCCAGACGGGTTGCCCAGATGATAGACCCGGCGACCCGGCCGACACCCTCGACCACCGGCAGGCCGGTCCCCTCTTGCGATTTCTGGACCTCGACCGAATCCAGACGCGGCCCCGTGACCTTTTGCGTCGGGGCCAGCAATGCCTGATCCACGGCGCGGCCGATCATGCCACCCACGGCCTGACCTATGGCGGCGGCGGACATGCCAAGGACGGCCCCGCCGATCCCGGCCCCGATCTGCGCGCCGATTGCAGCAAAAACAAGCGTTGCCATGTCGTGAAACTCCGTTCAGGGGGCGGGGAAGCGGGCGGCGAAGCTGACGCCCGCCCGGAATGATGCGAAGGGGACCAGAACAACGCCCGTCCCCTCGACCGCGTGAATAATCTGGTCCCCGTGGTCCAGTATTCCGCAATGCGCCTCCCGCGTCCCTTGGATGCGCAGAACCACCATGTCCCCGGGTGCGACCTCGGCCAGCGGGACAGGGTGCAGATAGGTCCGGGCGGCCTCGACCAGCGGACGGTCGGGGCCGTTGAACCAGTCGGGCCGCCAGCCCGGAACCGGGGGCGGCGGGTTGCCGGTCAGATCGGCCCAAACGCCCCGGATCAGGCCGACGCAATCGCAGCCAAGGCCCCGCGCCGCCTGCCCGACGAAATAGGGCGTTCCGATCCAGCGGCGGGCCGCGATCAGCGACGGCACGTCAGCCATTGCGCGACCCTCCGTCAAGCCCGGCCTCGCCCGTGACGGCATAGGTTCCGGCGGCCTCGCCCACGACATAGGGGAAGCCTCGGAAATTCGCGCCATTGGCGAACCGTTCCCGGCACGTCTTGAACGATTTGTCACAACCCGGGACCAGCTCGAATTCATCGCCCGGGGCGACCTCGAACAAAGGCGGCCGCCAAAGCCCGATATTGCGCCCCTGATGGGTGCGGACCTCTTGGACCTGCCCCAGATTGCCGCCGGACGTCCAGACCAGAACCCCGGACGAAAACCCGGTGGCGGGCAGGCCATTCGCCAGAAAGTCGGTTTCGCCCTGAACCACGGCCACGGCGGCCGTGGCCTTCAGCGGGTTCAGGTTGACCTTGCAGCGCGAGTCGCCCAGATCGGCGTCACAGACGGACACGACGAACCGGCCGCGCTTTTGCGCCAGAATGCCCGCCCGCGACCGCAATTCGGCCGTGAATGCGGCCTCCGTCCGGGACACCTGCCCCAGATGATAGGCCCCCACCACGTCCACGATTGCGCGGGTGTTCCAGTCGATTTCGACCACCTCGACCCGCGCGCCGTCATAGACCCCGGCGGCCAGATCGCGTTCCGAAATCCGGTCGGATCGCAAGCCGCCCTGAACCTCTTGTTCGTCAACGGCCATGCCCAAGCTGGCGGTGGCCTCGGATGGGGTCAGACCGGCCGACGCCTCATAGGTGACGCCGCCCACGGTCAGGTCAATGTCGCAATCGGTGAAAGCCATCACGGCCCCGTCCTGCCGGGTCAGCTTCCAGCCCCGGACTCGCGTCGTGGTGTTGCTCATAGCGCGCCCGTCCATGCCTGAAACACGATCAGCGAAAACAGCACCGGCCAGCCCGTCCCCGGGTGGGCCAGATCGGCCAGCAAGGCCAGAACAAAGGTTTTCATTCGCGCACCTCGACCAGCGGGACAGCGGGGACATGGCCGAACCCTCGGCCGTCCCCATCATCCTCCGCGAAATAGGACATTTCGACCGCCAGCCGGGGCGTGTCGAACCGAACCGGGACGTCAAACAGGAACCCGGCGCGCACCACGACGCCCGGGCCGGGTGGGGCGGTGAAGGTGACAAGCCCGGTCAGGTTGTCCACCGACCAGCCGGTGGCCGCCGGGGTGCCGTCCAGCGACACCTTGACGGTTCCGGGAACCGGCTTTGTGATCGGCCGGACATAAGGCGCAAGGCCGCCATACCGCTTGACCAGTTGGAATTCGCTGATCGTCCCGTTCCCGGTGCCAATCCGCACATCAGCCGCGCCGGGCTTGGCCGTGGACGTGGGCGCGCTGGAAAAGTCCGACCAGTCGCGAAACCTGAAGGAATGCAACTGACCGCCAGCCTGTTCAAACAGCGCCACCACCTCGGCCAGATCGTCCACCGACTTGATACCGAAACCCGCGTCATAGGACCGCCGGGAATGTTTCCAGCGGGCGTTGCGTTCTTCATCGCCACTTGACAGCGCCACAATGTCCACGCGCCGTTCAGGTCCACCGACCACCCCGGCGGCAACGTCGCGCGGGAATGCTACGTCAAGAAACGCCATAGCGCCGCCTTTCGTGAATAGGGTTGCGCCGGGCAGGCAAGGCCCGCCCGGCTGGATCAGGTGAAGCGCGCGCCAGCACCGACCGCGCGCTGAATATCGGCCGCGATCCTGCCGCGCGAAGCGTGGAAGGCCGCCGGGTCCGGGGTGGTGATATTGACCACCACGGGACGCCCGCCGCCGTCAGGCTGGCCGCGCTTCTGAACCTTGATTGTCTCGCCTTGCGTGACGCGGAATGCGGCCACGTTGCGGTCAATCCCGGCCCGGCCACCCACCAGCATTTCGCCGCCGGTATCGAACCCCAGAAGCCCGCCGATCCAACTGCCGACACCCTGAAGCAAGCCGCCAAGACCGCCGCCACCGCCGCCGCCGCCCAGAACCGGGCCGCCGCCGCCAGACAGGCCGTCAAACAAGTCTTGCAGCGCATCGCCCAAGGGGTCGAAAACGGCCGTCAGCAGGCGGTCCAGCAGCTTGTCGCCCCATGCCAGAATGAAACTGCCGAAATCCTCGAATGACAACTTGCCATCCGCGAACATGGATTTCAGCATTCCGGCGGTTTCCTGCCCGAACCCGTCAAGGATTCCCTTGGTTTCCTCGGCATCCTCGCCAAGCCCGACCATTTCGGCGCGGGCATCCCGGGCGGCCTTGGTCGCGCCCCCCAGACCGGCCCCGGCCGACCCGGCCGAACCGCCGACGCCCGCCAGCGAACCGGCCGCCGTGTCCCCGGCCTCGGCCACCTCGCCAAGCCCGGTTGTCACCGCGTCAAAGGACGGGGCGGCAGTCGGATATTCCAGCGGCACCTGACCGGCGACCACCGCGCCCAGAAGGTCCGTCTTGGCCTGATCGGCCCACCCCTGAAAACCAAGGTCCGGGACCGCGAACGCCTCATTCTGAAAGGCCGCGCTGAAGGCCGCACCGGCCGCCGCGCCCGCTTGTTCAGCCGCGCCCGCATAGGGGTTTTCGATCCGGCCCAGACTGACCTCCCCGACCAGCCCGATTTCCACGGGTTCGCCGCCGGTGGCCCATTCGGGCAGCATTTCAAGGGCTGAATTCATCGTGGTGATGAAAGCGTTGATCCGGGTCACAACCCCGTTAATCATCGCCTCGACCCCGCCGATAACCGAATTCGCGGAGGCATAGATCAGATCGCCAAGGGCGGCGGGCAACATGCCCCAGACGGCCTTGATTGCATCATAGGCCCCTTGGAAGGACGCAACCGTTCCGTTCGCCCACGCCACCACCGATTCAAGGGTCGATTGCAGCGCCTCGCCCACGGTAATCTTGATGCGCAGGAACACCTCTTGCGCGATCTGGCCGACCTTCTGGATTTCAGGCCAGAAGGCAATGACCAAGGCCGTCACCCCGGCGATAGCCGCGCCGATAGCCAAGAACGGCCATGTCAGCGGCGCAAGCGCCAGCGTGGCGACCCCGGCGGCGACCGCCAGCGCGCCAAGGGCGGCCGTCATGCCGATGAAAACCACGGCCCCGCGCTGAACGGGTTCGGGCAGGGCGTTGAAGCCCGCGACAATCGACTGGAAGAAATCCACCACCGGCGGCAACAGCGACGAAACCACGCCCCCGACCACCTCTTTCATGTCGCCCCATGCGTTTTGCATCTGGATCAAGGGGCCAATCCCGGCCTCCGCAGCGGCCCGGGCCTGTCCGCCGTAATACTTGGCGATTTCATCAAGGATCAGCCGTTGCGCCTCGGCAACCCGGCCGGTTTCGGCCAGACCCTTGACCACTTCCTTTTGTTGTTCGGTGAAGGTGATTCCGGCCTCGGCAAGCGCGCTGATCCCCGCAATGGGGTCATTCAGCGCCTTGCCGACCATGATTGCCGTCCCCTTCAGGTCGCCATTCAAAACCGTGGTCAGGTCCAGAATGGATTCCTGCGCCCGGTCGAACACCTCGCCCTGAACATTGCCAAAGGTCAGCAGTTGCGCCGTCACCCCGTCTAGAATCGCTTCATCACCGAACCGCGTTGCATCCTGAAGGGCGGACGCCATCGCGCCCAATTCGGCGGCGGTAAAGCCCGCCGCCGCGCCCGTCTGGCGAACGGCCTGTTCCACCTTGGCTTGCGCCCGGGCCTGCGTGTCGAACAGCGACAGCGAGTCGCGGAATGCCAGCGTGATCCCGCCGAACACCCCCGCCACAAGGCCGCCGAACCCGATCAGCCGGTTCCCCATGCGCTCGGCCCGTTCCCCGACGCTGGCCGTCATGCCGTCCACGTCGCGCAGGTTGCGCCTTACTTTGTCGAATGCCGCGCCGGTTTCGTCGCGCGCCTTGATTGCAAAGAACAGGTCCAGAACGCCCATGACAGCCCCCTAATTTCATCTGTCCGACAGGTGGGCCAGAAAGGCGGCCCACCCTTTGACTTCCTCGGCTGGCAGGTCCATAACCTCGGAAACCGATTTCTTTAGCTGGAATGCGATCTGATAGAGGCCCCGGGTTTCCGGGTCCCCTTCCATCAGTTTCCCAGATCGGTTTCGGACGTCAGGTTCAGCACCTTTTGCGCAGCCCGGGCGACCACGGCCGGGTCAACCTCGGCCTCCATCGCCGCCAGCGTGGGCGCATCATCCGCGAACAGCGGCTTGCCGCCCTTGTCCTTCAGGCACAGAATGACCACCAGCGCCATTTGCCGGGCCTCGGACTTGCCCGCGCGCGACTGGATGCGCTGGCGAACGCGCAGCGTGGGCGGGTCGAACCGGGCGGCATCCTCGCCCACCATGCCCCATTCGGGAATCTCGACCGTCTGGCCGCGCATCTTGTCGAAATGGGCGCGGGCGGTTTCAAGGATGTTTTCAGCGTTCATTGCGTTGCCTCTTGGAATGCGGGCGGGGAAGGTCAGGGGGCCGCCACGTCCCCCGGAATGGAAAAGACCGGCCCGTGATCCGGCGAAAGCGCCGGGCAGGGGGGCCGGTCATAAGGTCAGGGCCACCGGCGCGAACGCCGGGGGCGTGGATCAGGTCACGGTCGCGGTGGTCAGGGGACCCTTGCCCGCGAAATTGATTGTCAGGGCCACCCACCCGTCCTTGGTCCCGGACAAGGGAACGCCGGTGACGACAGCCTGACCGGAACGATAGGTGGCCCCGGAACCGTCGCCGCCCGGATAGAAGGCCAACGCCACCACGTCGCCCACATCGGCGGCGATCTGCGCGGTGTCGGCCGGGTCGAAATAGACCTCCGCAGACCCGGACCATTTCTTGACGGTGGCCTCATTGTCGGCCCACCCGTCGCCCATCGAATAGCCTTCTGTCACGTTCGCCTGAACGTCCAGATTCCAGCCTTGCAGGTGGCCCAGATCGTCCGTTCCGATCTTCAGGACGCCCCCGTGGCCGTGGATTTTCGCCATGTTTCAGACCCTTTCCAGAATAACGCGGGTCAAACCGGACCCGTCAGGTTGAAGGTCGGCAACCCGGAAATTCTTGTCCCGAACTTCCAGATCGTCGCCTTGGGCGGCCGTGGCGGGAACCGAGTCGCTGGCGACGGTCAGAACGGGCATGATCGCGGAAATCCCTGCACCATCGCCCGCAAGAACCACCTCGCGCCCGGCTTCAAAAATCCCGTCAATTTCCACGAATTCGCCCGCTTGCGTGTCCCAGACTGCCGAATCCGCGAAATCGTCCGGGTCAAAGAACACGTCCCAATCGTCGCCGCCGATCATTCGGCGGCGTCACCCGCGACCGGCGGGGCCTCCGAAACCGGCGGCGTCTTGGCCTTGCCGCGCCCGGGCTTAGGCGCACCCTCGACCGGGCGAGTATGCAAGACGGCGTGGCCGCGATCTATCAGGCGGCGCGCCAGCCCATCGGGCAGCGGCACCACGTCACCGGCGGCGGCATCGACACGGCCCCGGGACAGCGGGGCATTCAGTTTAACGTCCATCACATGGCCCTTTCCCATGATGGCGCGCCACCCGGTCAGGCGGCGCGCGCAGGTTTCAGGTCAGATCAGGCACCACGGCAGAACGACTCGGCGTGGCGAACGCCGAAATCAACGTCTTGGAAGGCGCGCAGGACCACGCCACCCGACGCGGCCAGCGTGGACTGATCCACGGTCAGGTCCAGACCCGACCACATGGCCAGAACAAGGTCCGTCCAGTTGCCAAGGATGGCCGACGCCGCCGGGCTGTTGTTCGACGTGACGGACTCGTAACCGTTCACCTGCGTTCCCTGCATGATGAATTCGGCCGTCCCGGCAACCTTGGGGGTCGCCTTCAGGTGGCCGCGCATCGCCGCGTTGAACAGGTATTTCATGCCGTCAACGTCCGCATCGTCCGACGCGATTTCGGCCTCCATTTCCACGATTTCGGCCCAAGTCGGCAGGCCCGGCGCAGCGAAAGTCACGCTGTTGATAGCCGAATCCAGCAGGCCGTCCGGCGCGTCCGTATCGGCATCGCCGTTGATCCCCACGCGGTCGATTTCCAGCGACAGCTTGGCAATCAGATCGTCGCGAACCAGCGCCTCCACGTCCGGGCTGGACTGTTGCATGGCTTTCCGGGTGATCGGAACCGCACCGGCCAGCGTGTGGGGCGTCAGGGACAGGGCGTTGAAGGTGACAGCCGAGTCGGTCGGGCCGACGCCTTCACCCACCCAATAGGCGGTGGAGCCGGTCGCCTGACGCGGAATGTCGATATTGCCATGCAGGCCGGTCAGGGTGCGAACCCCCAGACGGGTCAGGGCGGCGCGCTTGCGCAACATGCCGATGAACGAACCGTCCAGATGTTCGGTTGCGACCAGCTTTGCCGCGCTGGCGGTGCCGCCGACCTCGACCCCGGCCCGGACGAACGCCTGATGGGCCAGAATGTCGGCCGGAACCAGAAGGCCACGGGCCGACCGTCCGAGTTTCGTTTCCGCAGCGGTCGAAACCTCGATTTCAAAGGCGGCCGCCTCGCGGGCGCGTTTGTCATTCGGGTTCGCCAGATACTGGACGGCGCGCAGAAGGCTGAACGATTTCACCTCCTTGTCGGACAGACCCACGGTGGCCGAACGCGACCGGGTGGTTTCCTTTTCGTCCGACCCCATTTCGTCCAGAATCTGACGCTGGAACTGGTCCACGGTGGTTTCGCCGTCCACCGCCTTGTCAACGGCTTCATCCGCCATGCGGAACTTGCGGCCAAGGGCGCGGATTTCGCGGACCCGGGCTTTCTCGGCCTTCATCAGATCGGCCGTGTTCGGCGCGGCCGGGGTGGTCGTGGCGGCGCGGGTTTCGGTGCCGGGTGCGGGGGTGGTGGTATCCGACATAGCGGTTTCCTCTTTTTCGATTTCAAGGGGCAGGTTGCGGGTTCCACCCTCGGCCGACCGGCCGACGCCCACGGTTTCGTCCGCAGGGACCGGGCAAAGGGTGATTTCATAGGGTCGCCACGACGCGCGGATGATCGGTTCCCCGTCCCGCTCGCCCACCTTCACAAGACGGGTGATTTCGTAACCGACCGAAACGCCCGTGACCTCGCCGTCACGAACGCGCGCAAGGATTTCTTGCGCCCGGGCAGACTGGCCGAACCGGACAATCGCGCGACCGCGCCCGTCCTCGATCCAAGCCTTTTCGACAACCCCCACTTGGGAGTCGACGCTCTGGACATGATCCACCAGCAGGGGGGCGCGACCTGACGCCATGCGCGCCATGTCCACCTCCCCGTCACCATGTCCCAAGACTTCCAGCCCGAAGTCCCGCAAATACGGGGCTTCACTGGAAAACGTCAGCGACACCCGCCGTTCGTCGGCAGGGTCAACCGCAGCGGCGTCAGGCGCGCGCGGTTCAAAGTCCCCGGCGCGCTGAAGGCGCGCGGGAACCGCGATTTTGTCTGTCATGTGAAAGCCTTTTGCTTACAGGACTTCAGCGGCCCCGGGGCCGTATTCCCCGGGTTCCTCGACCGCCGCCGGGCTGGCGGGCGGTGAAGCGGTCAGGGCGGCCGACAGGGGAACCCCGGCGTCCGTCAATGTTTGCATGTCATGGGCGAAGCGGCGGGCCAGTTGCTCGAAATCCTCGCCCCGCTCGGCCACAATGTCGGACGGTGCGACCAGCCTGTTTTGCAGGTTCTTTTCGTTCGCCGTGGCATCATCTTTCGGGTTCGGGGACAACCACCCCCGGCCCCGCCATGTCGCGCAGTCGAACTTGTCCAGCTTGACGGGCGGCAAGGCGACCTGACCGGACAGCAGCGCCCGGGGCAACCATTGCTTGAACACCTCGCCATGAAGGCCCTCCGACAGATCGCGCTGGAACATGCGCCATTCGTCGCGTTCCTCGCCCCGGCCATCCTTCAGGGACGAAAAATTTGCCCCCTCCATGTCGGACGAAAGCCCGGCATAGGACACGCCCAGACCGGCCGCGCCGCCCCGGATCAGGCTTTTCATAAAGTCCGGCATGTTCGCGTCGGGATAGTTGGACGGGTTCGGCTTGACCGTGTAACCGGGCGGGACGTCAACGATCATGCCCGCCTCCATTTCCTCGGGAAATTCCTGATCGCCGCCCACCGCAGGGGCTGGCGCGCCGTCCGGGTCCGTCTGTTCCATGAACACCATTGAGGCAGCGCCATAATGCGCGGCCGTCATGGCCGATTCCTCATAATTGGACAGCAGGTTGAAGCGCCGCAAGGACGTGTGACTTTCGGGGACCCCAAGGTTCTGCCCGGTTTCGTTCTGGCGGACAACGTGAATGACCTGATCGGCCGGAACGCGAATGCGCTGGCGGGTGCGGCCCGTGTAAGCCTCGGCCGGGTGGCCGTCATAGAAATAAAAGGCCACCGGGCGGTTGAATTCATCGAATTCCACCCCGCCGTCAATGTAGGACCCGCCACCCAAAGTCTGGACCAGATCAACGTCCAGCAGGTCGATTGACAGCGGCTGAATCTGAAATTCAAACGCGCCGAACCGGCGGCCCGTCCAGCAGCGCAACAGGAAATTGCCCTCCCGCGCCAGCATGGTTGCAGCGACCTTTTCGACCTGCCACCACGACAGCTTGCCGCAAGGGGTGCAGTTGCCCCGCTTGCCCCATTTCTTCCAGCCGGTTTCGATCCGTTCATTTGCCATTCGGTCGGGCTTGCCGTCAGGGTTGCGCACGTCCATTTGCAGCGCGATCCCGGACGGCCCGACAACGTGGCGGCGGACCATCATTTCGTAAGACTTCAGAAAGTCCACGTTCTGCGCGGCGAACCGGGCGTGGTTCACCAGCCCGCGAATGTCCTGCCGGACCTCGGCCCGGGTCGAATCGGTCAGCAGGCCGCCGAAACCGCCGATCAGGCGGCCCGGTTTCGCGGCCTTGAAGCGGCGGACCTGATGGCGGTGAAGGGGTGCGGCGGTCGCCGGAACCGATGGCGCGGCCGGTTCGACCCGCGCGACCGGCGCGGACCCGGCCCGGCGGCCGATCAGGCGGCCCAAGAACCCGGGCCGCGCGTCATTATCTGCCATGTCCGAACCTCACTTTCCGGTGGTGAAGGCCGCCCGGGCGACCGGCGGCGGCGGCATCCTCGGCCGCAACCTCGCGCATCAGCCGCGCGCGGGTGGATCGCAGGACTTCCAGCGGCGTCCGGGTCAAGGCCCGGCCCTCAATGCTGTAATTCTCGACGTCCTTTGTAATCCGCTTTTCCAGAACTGCGTTGATCGCGTCCAGAAGGCGGCGGGCCTGCGACCGCGTGTCGCCGCCCGTGGTCAGATCGGGCCAGACCCGAAACGCCCCGGCCGCAATCGTGGCCCGGGCATTGTCGGCAAGGCGAAGGGCCGTCAGAGTCCATCGCCACGGCCCGGGCGCAGCCCCGGCGGTGGTCGCGGCGGGAACCCCGACCACCAGCCCGGTTGCATCGGCCGCCGCCGCCGCCCCGATGGGCGCGCCGCCCCCTTGCGGGGCAAGGTGATAGGTCAGGACGTATTCGGGCGACGGATAAGCAACCGCCAGCCCGTCCGCCCGCCATGCCCAAGCATCCCCCGCCACCAGTTGCGCAGGGACGCCTTGGCCCAATGTGAAAGCATTCGTCATGGGTTCAACCTGATAGCGTGATAGGATGATAGGAAATTAGCGGATCAGGTCACGCCACCGCGACGGCGGACCCACCAGCGCCAGCCGACCCCGGCCGCAACGGACGCGCCGCCGCCCATCATCATCACCGCCGCCGACGCGGCGGCATCCGCCACCACGCGGGCGTCAAAACAGAAATGGCTGGCCCCCGTCTGGGTGATCCAGCCCGCCGTCGCCAGCGCCGAACCACCGATCAGCAGGACATAGCGCAGGAACAGCGCAAAAACGCCTTTGAACATATCAGCCTCCGATTGCCTTGATGCACAATTCACGTTCGGCGGCCCGACGATTTGTCAGGCCGCGAACCACTTTTCCGCCCGCCTTGTTCCAGCGCGGCAGTTGATCGCAGGCCCCGCGCCAGTCCCCGGCATTCGCCTTGCGGGCCAGCGTGGACCCGCAGGCCGCGCCGCCGCCCACGTTATAGGCCCATGACGTCAGGGCCACCTGAACGCCTTCAGGCTGGCGGGGAAGGTCAGGGATGCAGGCGGCCAGTTGCCCCCGGTATTCGCCAAGGGCCACGGCCAGCTTGTCGGCGCATTCCTCGGCCGTGTAGCTGTCGCCAGCCTTCACGCCCCGGGTTTCGCCATAGCAGACCGTCCAGACGGCCGGGCTTGCGATCCGGTCCAGATAGGCGTCCGTTTCCAGACCCTCCCACGGGCCGACGAATGCGGCGGCGGCGGACAGGATCGCGGCGACCGCGCCACCGGCGGCCGTCGCCTTGACGGGCGCGCGGCGGATGCGGCCAAGGATCAGGCCAACGCCAAGCGCCAGCCCTATGAACAGGGGAACCATGCGGCCTCCGATTTCAGGGAAGGGCGGCGGCCGTCACCACCCGTCAAACCGTCGCCGGGACCCCCGGGACGAACGGCGTTTCTTGGTCGGGCGCGCCGGTGCCGGATCGGCAGGCGCGTCCCCGTCCGCCCCCTCGGCCTCGGGGTCGGGCGTGAATGCAAAGCTGTTGCCGGATCCTGCCAGCGCCCAAACGGGCGGGGCGTCCCATTTGATTTGCTCGACCCCCAGAACGATTGCCAGCGCCAAGTCGTAAACCGTCAGGTCAAGGGCTTCATTTCGCTGGACGCCCGGACGCTTGGCCCACCCTTTCGGGCCGCGCCGTTCGCCCGCGAATTCCGCGAACACCTCGGACGGCGCGCCTCCCGGAATGTGCAAGGCACGGGTGCCGCCGTCTTGCCGCGACAGGCTGGCGGCAATTTCGTCCTTCAGCCTGTCGGTTCCGGCCCGGATCAGAAGCACGTCCTTTGCGACGTGTTTCTTGCCCTTGTGGGCGGTTTCCGGGGCCTTCACCTCGGCCCGCTTGGCGGCGTCACCACCCCACCCGCGCACCAGATGGAAGCGGCGGGGGTGGGTTTTCCTGACGCGGCGGTAAAACGCATAGGCGTTCGGGGTGACGCCGGGCGCGCCGACCGCGTCGGTGACAATCGCCATGACGCGCAAGCGGTGGTCCGCCTCGGCCACGGGATAGGACAGATCGGCAAGCGCCAGCAGCGCGTCCCAATCCTCGCCATATCGGGCCGGGTCAATCTGCCGGTCGGCCGCCCGGGGCGATGAAGGCGGGGGCGCGTGAATGTCGAACCGATCCACCAGAACCCGTTCGCCATGCGGCAGGTGGGCCATGACCTGAACCACGAAACGCCCGTTCTGAACGTCCACGGCGGCCAGCAGGAACGCGGCCGACGCCGGAACCACCTGCCAGCGATGATCCGACGCGCCGTCGCGCAGGGCCTTTTCCGAAAGCGCGGTGGCCTCGGACATGGCGCGCGGCGTGTATGGCAAGCCAAGGTCAAGGTTCGTCGCGGCCTTCAGCTTGGATTCGTCGCCGGTCGACTCGAACAACTCGACCCCTTCAAGATAGCGGGTGACGATCTTTGCCCAAGACGCCAGCGCCGCCGCCGGGCCGTGCAACCAGTATGACACGATTTCGGCGGCCCGAATGTCGGGGCTGTCCAGCGGGACCAGATCGCCGTCGCGGCCTTCATGCAGCCATTGCGCCGTCCGGTTCAGGTCCGCCTTTTGATGCGGTTCAATCAGGCAACCGCAATGCAGGCAGACCATGCGGGCCGTCTTGCCACGCTCGGACGGGGTGCCGTGGTCGGAATAGGTCAACCGCTCGATTCGCGGTTCAAACTTCCCGTCACAATGCGGACAAGTCCAGTAAAGCCGGGCGCGCGTCCCCATATTGTAAAGCCCCAGAATTCCGTCGCAGGGCGGGGCCTCATGGGGCGTTTTCGGTTCCCAATTTTCGTTAAGGACCGGGAAGCGCGGGGACGATTCCGCAACCGTCATGCCGCGCGATCCGACAGACGTTGTTCGCTTTCGGCCCATGTCGAACGCCGGGCCTTGGCCTTCAACGTCCTGATAAGCCTTCTGGTCATAGTCGGCCAGCAGCACAAGCGGGATTGTCCGGCCGGACAGCTTGTTATCCACCGGCCAGTCAACCGTCAGGCGCGACCCGCCCGCAAACGTCTTTTCATAGACGTTATCGACGCGCAGGACGCCCGCCAATTCGGGGGTGTTCTTGATGATCGGGGAAAGCTCCTGAACCGACCATTCCTTAGCCGCCGCTTGACTCATGTAGAAGATTGCCGCCATGCGGGGCGAGGCCATCACCGAATGAACCCACGGGTTGACGATAAGCCCCTCCGTCTTGGACGAACGGGCCGGGCCGACGAAAACGACAGCCTCAAACCGGCGACTCATGGTCGCGTCCATCGGTTCGACCATGTAGGGGGCCACGTCATTGTCCCAGAACTGCCAATGGCCGCCCGCATTGATCTTGCGGCGGCGGGCGACCTCTGAAACCTTCAGGCGGGCAGGCGGTGAAAGGGCGGGCAGGGCCGCCATGATCGCGTCCGACGCGGGCCGGAACCCGGGCAGGACAGCGCCCGCCCGGTATTCCGGCGCGTCATTGACCAGCATGTGACTTTCCTAGCTGAACAGCGCGGCAACCGCGTCCCGGGCCTCGCGCAATACATCGTCCAGAATGTTCTGGACCTTTTCGATTTGCGGGCCGTCCAGCGACAATTCGCGCCCCAGACGGTCGGGGGCAGCGTCCAGCCCGTCCCGGATCGCGCCGAAAGCGCCCTCCATCGCGTCCACCACCTCTTGCGCCTCGACCAGATCGCGGCGCAGCTTGGCGGCCAGCATGAATTCGCGTTCAGCCGCCAAAGCCTCGCGCTGTTCCTTGGGTGACAGAGCCGCCCGCGCCCGGTCGGACGCGGACCCGCCAAGCAATTCAAGGCGCAGTTGCGCCACCGCATCGTCGGCCACCTTGCGGTCGGCCTCCTCGGCCGCGTCCCGGGCCTGCCGCCAAGCGAAGGCGACGGACAGCCGGAAAACATAGGACCGGCCATTCGTGCCGCGTTCCACATAGGGAATCCGCTCGGGGTCGGGCAGCATCAGCCAAGCGTCAATGGTGGTGGTGGACACGTCCAGCGCCGCAGCAAGGGATTTCTTGTTCACCAGCACGTCAGGAACACCGGCTGGCAGCGGAAACCGCGACACCAGCGACCGTTCCCGCCCCGTCAACGGCGGCATGGCCTGACCGGGCGGGGCGTCATTTTCTTCTGTCATATCAACAACCCCAACCCAAAAGCCCACCCTTTCGGAATCCAGATTTGCCTGAAGCAACGCGGCGCGAAGGAACC